AGCCATTAATCACCCCCTGCTGAGTGATTTTTACAATGGCTGCGAATACGAGATCGGTCGCGCGGTTATATTCATTTCGCATCGCTGCGGCGCTGGTAACGCGCTTTGCCCAAATGGCTCGATCAACAAAACGATGAATAAACTCAGACGCAAGGCCGAATTTTGTCTGAAAAGCGGCGAGCGTGGAGCAATACTGTGTATTGGTTTTCTTATCCGTCTTAATCTCGGCCAGAATCAAATCACCGTTCTTTTTAGGGATAATGGTGAATGCCAGATCAATATCGACGCGCTTTGCCATTGCTTCCGCCATCTCAGGCGTAGCTTCTTCGTGTTTCATCATTAGTGCAGGTCTCCCGATTCATTTTGAATGCGGGTTGCTTCCTGGCGTAAAGCTTCGGCGGCTTCGGTTCCTGTCATTTCCTGCTGAATGATGAAACAGGCGATAGCTTCCAGGCGGGAGGCGAATACTCTGGCACGGTTGCCGCGCTCGTCATTACGGGCGGCATTGAGCATTAAGGTCAGTTCACCGGTGTAATCACCCTCAGCTGAGGCCATGTCAAAACCGACAACAGGCAGACCAGCAAAGCCGAGTTGGGATTTATTAATCATTTCTTTCATATATGAAACTCCTGTTTTTAGGCAAAAGAATGCCCGGCGGGTTTACGCCTATTAATTTGAATTCGGGTCAGTGATTAATATTTATTTTGCAATCGTCTTCACTGATAAATTTTGGCAGTGACTCAGTTAGACCAAGTAAAGAATTTAGCGCCGCAACTACTTGATGCCTTTCCGTGGGCGTTAACTCTGCAAACTTCATTTCAACATGGCGGCGATTCAGGCCTGCATGGAAACAAATTGTCTTACGCATATGCAGCGGCTGAGTATCAAATGTTTCCTGCGCTACATTCTTTTTGTGTTCTAACATCTCTTTAATTTTAGAGAGATGCTTTTTACCTATTTGAATATGTTCCTCACTTCCTAAAAACATAATCACCTCAACTAAACAGACGCTTTAAAAGCGGCTTAGAATTTCTAACAGCCTGCGGGGCAGTGGCTTTTGACAATGAAGGATTCCAGCGTTTTCCGCCTGGCAGTTCAATGCAACCGTGGCCGTAATGACGTAAAGGACTTTGCTGTTTCAAAAACGGTGCGATCGAGATCGGCATAATCACATTATCCCGTTTGTGGCTACGCTTGCGACAGCACCCACGGCAGAGGCCAGCACCGGCGAACCATCAATGCGCCCCTGGATAGCCAAACCGATCAGCGAAAGGTGGCGGATCCCAGCATTCACGCTTTCCATAATTGCGTTTTTAGCCTGGCGTGTGTGGCGTTCCTTAGAAACAGCCCCCGCAGCCACTGAACCAAGAGCCGCAGTTGCATGAAGCGTATAGGCCGCAATGTTGTCCTCTGCCAGCTCATTAACAGGAACCGCAGGCATACATTTCATTTGTGCCAGCAAGCCATCGATCAGCGTGGCATCCTCTGTGACATCAGTGATCACTGCGATTTCAATGGCCGTGAGCTGATGCACCTGATCAGGATTCAGCTTGTTACGCAGGGTCTGTTCTTTCATTCCAATACTGCGAGCAAGTTTTGACAGATTGTGACGCACTGAAAAAGCACGGCATGCGTTATTAAAATGGGGCTGGTTGGAAACCTGAAAATCAAACATGTTCAACCCACCCTAATAAGACAAAATTAATTAACCGCAAGTGACACGTTGGATTGCTCATGCCGCTACCCCTTGATTTTTCGCGCCGCGATGCCTGTTAGGTTTACCGGCTGATAAGCGGTCTTTCCAGCCATGCCATTCAGCCGGTGCACTTTCGACTAACTGAGCAGCATATTTGTCCCACTCTTTACGGTTAACCCAAAGTTCAGCATTTCCGCCTGGCTTTAAAGGGTCAACCATATAGAACGCTGGCAGCTTTCCGGCCTTCGCCATGCAAACCACAGCGTTCGGAGTCTTGCCGACGTACTGCGCAAAACCCTCTTTGGAGAGGAGGTCAGAAGGGCTTGCCGCCAGTTTGATGGCATCAATTTTGCGGGTAGACAAACCACCTTTATCAGTAGGTTCAGCCTCTAGAATTTTTTCATCATCTTGCATTCTGCTATCCTCCGTGTTGGTTTCTTACCACCACCCAGCACCACTTAAGGCCACCTAGATGATTGCTGGGTTTCTGTTTCACAATGATATTAGCGGATACGGGAATAATATGTCAAATACGCAAGGCGAAAAGCTTAAGTTGATAAGGGATTCTGAGAGACTTAACAGAAGGGAACTTACTGATTTAGTTGGGATACCTTACGGAAGCTATGCAAATTATGAACTCGATAAAATGAAAATGTCTTTCGAGGCCGGAACTAAGTTATTTAAACACCCTAGATTTAGGAAATACCAAAATTGGTTTATGTATGACGAGGTGGATCCAGCAGCCGGGCAAATCGCTCCGGTTCTCTCTCAAAGTGGGCAAGAGCAAATAATATCAGCCCAATCCGTAAAGAAATCTGGCTAAGCGTTTATAAAATATACATTTTCACTGTTTGTTACCAAGACGATGATTTTGTCGGAGGGTGTTCTTATGTCTATTAAGAAGCTCGACGATGGTCGTTATGAAGTGGACGTTAGGCCGCAGGGTTCCGAGGGAAAACGGATCAGGCGGAAATTTAATACTAAGGGCGAGGCGCAAATTTACGAACGTCACATCCTGGTTAACTATCACAATAAAGAATGGCTAGAAAAACCGGCAGACCGGCGCAAGCTGACTGACCTGTTGGATGTTTGGTGGATACATCACGGTAAGCATCATGTTCGCGGTGAGAAAGAGAGGGAGCGATTAACGGCCATCATCAAGACGATGAAGGAACTAGGTTTGCAGCGCGCTGACCAGTTAACTGTAAAAGCGGTTAAAGACTATCGGGTGCACATGCTTAACCAAGGTTTGAAGGCCTCAAGTGTTAACCGTCACCTGGCGATTATGAGCGGTATGTTCACCAAGCTCATTGATGCAGGCGAGTATCACAGCGAACATCCTATTCGCGGCATTAAGGCATTCAAAGAGGGCGAATCAGAGATGTCATTTTTGACCGCCAGCGAAATAGATACCTTACTTGACCTGCTTGATGGAGATGATCGCAAAGCCGCGCTGTTGTGTTTGGCGACGGGCGGCCGCTGGGGAGAGGTTGCCAACCTTAAGGGCATACACATCATTCAGGGGAAAGTGATGTTCATGAAGACGAAGAACGGCAAACGTCGAACTGTTCCGATTTCTTCTGACCTAGAAGCTCTTGTTAAAGGGGACAAAACAGGAATATTGCTTCGCCCAGATTATGTTAGGGTGCGTACCACGCTGAAAACCATGAAGCCCGATTTGCCGATGGGGCAGGCTGTCCATGTCTTGCGCCATACGTTCGCCACGCATTTCATGATGAACGGAGGTAATATCATCACGCTCCAGCGGATTCTAGGACACGCGACCATTCAGCAAACTATGACATATGCGCACTTCGCTCCTGACTTTTTACAGGATGCAGTTGCGTTAAATCCGGTTGCCAGAGTGTCCATATAGTGTCCACCGAATAGCATTATTTAGCACTAATTAAACCGAATGCGATTTATTAAGTGACTGTTTTGTAAGAATTAACCCCGTCTAGGCGGGGTTATGAATGTCACTGAGAAGTCGCCTTTTTTATGGCCTGCGGGCTGAGAATATCAGAAACACGACCTTATCAAGGAGACCATCAATGAAAGCCTATCAGCGCCAATTTATTGAGTTCGCACTGAACAAGCAGGTTTTGAAATTCGGCGAGTTCACCCTGAAGTCCGGGCGCATCAGTCCTTACTTCTTCAATGCCGGTCTGTTTAATACCGGCCGCGATCTGGCGTTACTGGGCCGTTTTTATGCTGAAGCATTGATGGATTCAAAAATAGATTTCGATTTAGTGTTTGGCCCGGCCTACAAAGGTATCCCGATCGCGACGACCACGGTGGTTGCGCTCGCTGAGCATCACGAACGCGATGTGCCGTATTGCTTTAACCGTAAAGAAGCCAAGGATCACGGCGAAGGTGGCTTGCTGGTCGGCAGTCCGTTACAGGGGCGTGTCATGCTGGTCGACGATGTCATCACCGCCGGGACGGCCATCCGCGAGTCTATGGAAATCATCAATGCGAATAAAGCCACGCTGGCTGGCGTATTGATTTCTCTCGATCGCCAGGAGCGCGGACGTGCGGATATCTCTGCTATTCAGGAAGTAGAACGTGATTATCACTGCAAAGTGATTTCAATTATCACGCTGGCAGATCTGATCGACTATCTGGAAGAGAAAACGGAAATGGCTGATCATCTGGCCGCTGTGCGGGCGTATCAGCAAACCTATGGCATATAAGATTTTGCAGAAATGAAAAAGGGCCTTCCGGCCCTTTTTTAACATCTGATGCTTAACGCTATTGCAGCTGCGCTGAGATAAGCGGCCAGCGGGTATCAAAGTCCTGCGTGGGACGATACTTGAACTCTGAACGCACAAACCGTGACAACATACCTTCGCAGTAAGCCAGTAACTGGCTGGCAAGAAGAGTTTCATCGTACGTAAATCCGCTGCCTTCGCGCATTTTCTTCTCCCGTAAAACCTGACGCAGTTGCGCTTCAATCCGCTCGAAAAGCTGATTAATACGACCCTGCAGGCGGTCTTGTTCGAACATCAATGCGTGACCGGTCATAATGCGTGTCAGGCCAGGATTGCGTTCTGCAAACCCCAATACCAACAGCAAAATCAGACGGATCCGGTTTAACGTATCTTTTTCATCTTGCAGGATGAGATTGATACGGGTGATCAGACTGTCCTCGATAAACTCGATTAAGCTGTCAAACATCCGCGTTTTACTGGGAAAATGACGATAAA